CATGTGACAGGTGAACATACTGTCAAGGACAGACGCCGGATCGAACTCAGCTGGGTCTTCCAACTCCAAGGTATTAAAGTCCAACAACGCTCCGTTCGCATCGTGAGTGCCGCCAACAACACGATAAGCTGACGAAATGTACAGGAAAATTAGCTTAGCTATAATTCCGTTGAGAAAAGTAGTGAGACCATTTCCACTGTTGTTGCCAAACATCTCGAACACGCTGCCTTGCACTGCGACCCACGAGTGCGCTATGTTCTCCCGAAGCATCCCACGTAAACTCTTAATAGCAGGAGAAGCTGTAGGGTCGAGCATGTCTAGAACGTCGAAAGCCGCGTGTATCCACTGCGGGGATATAGAGCCATCGAAGCCTTTGAAATCGGCATCGATTATGTTACTCTTACTCAGCAGTGACTCGGCTATAACTGGCCAGTCGACCCAAGGGTCAACTCCGACGGCTTGCGAGCTGGACACCTTGGCGTCTATGATACTTTGGGTGAGGGGAAGATATGCAAGCCTGCACAAGGCTTGCAACTCAAGAGGTGAGACAAAATAAGCTCTGGTCTCGCCACGCAACACCTTCTCCTTCTTCCGCACTTCAGATTTTAAACGAAGAGTGGTGATCACTCGTACCTCCTTGCCTTGACGGATAGCCTCAAGGATAGAGCCTACGGAGGAAACGAATAAGTTCCACCCGGGTCCAACATGCTCGGCGTCATCCCCAAAGAAATACTTGCGCTTGTTACCAGACCAAGAAGGGGGAACGGCAAGATTAACGCCAATGGCGGTGTTCTTGGGCATGCACTGGAAGAAACCGGGGAGCCCGTACACGACCTCGCGTAGTTCTTTATCTAAATGGTTGGGATCCAGCGTGTATGACTCAAACTTAGGTCCAACACCAGCTGCAATCAGGTCGCCCACATACGCGTCGACGCACTTCTGCAGCAAGTGTTGAGGAACGTACTCACCATTAGAGGAATACGTGTCGCAAGCTATCTTCAGTGGATTGTATGTGACACCATCATGTTTGAAAGAACTGAGGCGAGAGGGAAGCAAACCCAGATCGCCAAACCTAGTCACAACAGAGTCATGCGCAACAGTATGACACAGTTCGGACTTGTCGTGAGGTTTGGAGCCGATCCACTTGAGAACAGGGCGCATCTTAGGAGCTATTGAATTCCCAACGTGGCATTCGAGAGCTCCTATATCTGCAGGGTTGGCGATTATGTACTCTCCTGCCTCAGACAATTGGGAAAAATCTTCTTTGTACAGCATTTGAGTAATGAAGTACGAAGTTCCGTTCCCAAAAGACAAAATACCAGCAAGTTTCATCCCTGTGGTCGAAAGAACAAATGTGGGAGAACCACAATCTCCCGGATGGGACACCCCGCGTATGATCATGGAATCGCCTATGGCCATGGTACCCGCGGAAGTAACGATAGTCTGATCTCCCCGTTTGAGCGGAGCCTGATCGGTAATGACTAAGGCTATCTTCCTGTTCTGGTTTGGAAGTAGGGCCGTAGCAGTCTGCAGAGTTCTCATACGAAGTATTGGATCGCTCGAGGACATGAACAAATGCATAATGCTACGCCGACTTGGAAACGTCCGAGGGAGTTCAACGAGGACCAAATCAGTCGACTTGCTGTTTCTCTTGTCGAAACGTCCTATGACTTTAATGCTACCGCGACTGGTGGTTAGGGGAGTTCCACCGTCAAGCGCAGTGAAAACCACGAGAGTGGCGTCTTCGTGCTTGAGCAGTTCAGTCATGAAATGGTTGTTCATAACAACATTTCTACCATGTACACACAGAACCGTGCCCATGGGAGGACAATTCTTAACACCAATAGTCAACATGTTGTGACTGAGCACAGACTGAATCTGCTCATAAGTGATGGTGCCGGAATGAGACTCAGCAGCGATAGTGTCACTTTGAGGAACAGATGGGGGAACCGGTGGCCGCACAATGTTCCGCTTAGCCTTCGCTTTGTTACGCCGGAGTAGTGCACGCCTGCTGCGCACAGCTCCTTCACCGTAAGTAGCAGCGTTGTAATCAGCGTCAACATCACTATCTTTTGGGGAGAATAAGAAACCCGCGTCTTTGATCAAAGGGAGACCGAGGGCAAAGGTGCCAATAGCGAAATAAAGCCAATGATCTTTCATGAAATCCCACGCTTTCTCGAGAGCAGAAGTCTCACTCCACAAAGATTTTCTAGCGTCGCGGACCCAATCGAAAACAAATGGAACAAGGAAATGCGGATCGGATCTCGCTACACCATCCGCTTTGACATACGCCGCGTTGATGCGTTCAAAAACGTTTTCCCACACTTCACTGGAGAAAGACATTCCATGCACGTAAACCATTAGGTGGTCTAAGCACTTTTGTGATGCGGGATAATCACGCACAAAACTGCTGTATCTAGCGATGCGTGTGTCGCCATTACGACCACCAGAGGGAACAGGAGGAGACGACTTCTTAGGAGCAGTAGCCGCTTTGAGCTGCCAAGTGTAAACATCCCCCCAGTCGTTCGAATATCTGCGCCAAAAGAGCCATCCTAATGCAACTACAGGCCACAAATAAGCAACTGGATGCATGTGTGGGGCAAGAGGAGGAGCTATCTCATCATCGGGTGGAGCGTCAAGGCGATCCCACTGACCATCTTCGAAGGCACCCATGACTTGTCGTACAATAGCATTAGACGAGTTCACTATGCGCGTGTGCACCGCTTTGGTGCGTTCAATTTCAGTCCTGAGATAGACGATCAGTTGACCAGCCGTGAGTGGAGGGTAGTCAGTGCCGTCAGGTCTCTTCTTGACCGACCCACGATCGTAATCCCAGAGATAATACTCCCAGTGTGAGACATGCGGTGTAGGCAACCGCTCGCGATCCTTGCGGAGCTTGCGTTTCTCGACTGGATCGTCGGGATTGTCGCAAAAAACTCTGCGTGGTGCAGGTACTACGGCTATGATCCTACGGGAGAGAGCTTCAGGCTCAGTGAGAGTAGGGAAACGAGCGCGGTTAATGATGATCTCGTTCGAGCAAGCGACAAAAAGTTTGATGTTACAATAGACTTTGCCTTTATCTTCGACAGCAGCTTTCTCAATGTTGTACTGCGTAGAGCTGCATATCTTAAGGATCATGTCGCTCATCTTATTCTCAGCACCCATGGAATCACGAGTAGAGAACAACTCATCCGTGTGAGCCAAAGTGGTATGCGAGAACACAG